AAAAAGTTACGCCGTAGCTGAAGTTTCTTCTAGTAAAGATATTGTACCTGCAAATATCGATGAAGATTTAAATGATGCATATCAACAATCAAAAGAAAATCTACAAGATATTATAGATCAAGGTAAAGAAGCAATGGAAGAAATTCTAGAGATTGCAAAACAATCTCAGCATCCTCGTGCGTTCGAAGTATTTGGTGGTATACTAAAGAATGTTGTTGATGCAAATAAAGAATTGTTGGCAATGCAAAAACAAATGCGAGATATGAATAATAAAAAAGAAACAAACAATACTAATATTGATAAAGCTATATTCGTAGGTTCTACGGCAGAATTAAGTAAATTGTTAAAAGGCAATAATGAAAGACAACTATCGTGACAATCCGTTACTCAAAAGAGTTGGCGTTGATATACAGTACACGGAAGAACAGGTACAAGAGTATATAAAGTGTGCTAAAGATCCAATTTATTTTGCAAAGTATATAAAAATTATCACACTAGATGATGGTCTAGTACCATTTAAATTGTATGATTTTCAGGAAGAAATGGTCAAAATCTTTCATGAAAATAGATTTGTTATTACGAAATGTCCTCGTCAGGTTGGTAAAACTACCACAACAGTTGCATATCTATTATGGGTTTCTTTGTTTCAAGACTCACAAAACATTGCAATTCTTGCCAATCGAGGTCAAACAGCAAGAGACATTTTAAGTAAATATCAACTTGCATATGAAAACTTACCGCAATGGTTGCAACAAGGTGTCATCACCTGGAACAAAAGTTATGTCGAACTGGAGAACGGGTCAAAGATCGTTGCATCGTCGACCTCCTCGTCTGCGGCACGGTCAGGATCGTTTAATATCGTGTTTCTAGATGAGTTTGCATTCGTGCCAGGTAATATCGCCAATGAGTTTTTTACGTCTGTTTACCCTGTTATTACTGCTGGTACAAAAACAAAAATCATTATTGTTTCCACTCCTAACGGTATGAATCTGTTCTATAAGATATGGACAGATGCCGTTAACAAGAGAAACAATTATATTCCATTTGAAATTCACTGGTCAATGGTACCAGGAAGAGATGAAAAGTGGAAAGAAGAAACAATAAAAAATACATCAGAACATCAGTTTAGGCAGGAGTTTGAAGTCGAGTTTCTGGGCTCCACAAACACATTAATAACTGGAACAAAACTGCAACAATTGGTATATCAACAACCAATTGCACAACATGATAATATTTTAATATATGAGCATCCAATTAAAGGTGATGACGATAAGGAAAAAGACCATCTATACGCAATTATTGTGGATGTGTCTGAAGGCAGAAATATGGACTCATCTGTATTTTGTGTGATTGATATATCGACAACACCATACAAACAAGTTGCAGTTTATAAAAATGCTGCAATATCGCCAATATTATTTCCAACAGTCATTTATAATGCGGCAAAGTATTATAACGATGCGTATATTTTGGTGGAAATAAATAACAACCCACAAGTGGCAGATGTTATACATCAAGATTTAGAATATGAAAACCTTTTAAAAGTATTTACTGGCAACAAAAAACCACAACAACTTTCTTCTGGTTTTGGCAGAGGTGTGCAAATGGGCCTCAAAATGTCACCTGCCGTCAAGAGAATTGGTTGTTCTAATCTAAAAACTTTAATTGAAGGCAACAAATTAGTGATACAAGATTTTGATACAATTTCGGAATTAACAACATTTGTTGCAAATAAAACATCTTTTGCAGCAGAAGAAGGTGCAAATGATGACCTTGCAATGGCACTAGTTATTTTTGCATGGGCAACTACACAAAAATATTTTAGAGAAATTGTGAACCATGATATTAGAAAACAACTTCAATTAGAAAATATGAATCAACATGATGAAGATGTTTTACCTGCACCAATTATAGAAACTGGTCTTGAAAGTCCTTTTGAATTAATGGGTGGAGATTTGTGGGAACTTGCAGATGGCGGACCCACTTATGATAGTTATATAAAAGACTTTCATAAAAATCTCTAAACACTCGTATTCATAAATATCAATATGATTAAATGATTGATTGAACAAATAAATAGAAAAATAATTTAAGGAGACAAAAATGGCATTTTCAATATCTCCAGGAGTAACAGTTTCAGAAGTTGATTTGACAACAGTCATTCCTTCAGTACTTACTACTGCCGGTGCTTTTGCTGGAGCATTCAATTGGGGACCAGCGAATAAAAGAATTCAAATCAGTTCGGAATCACAATTATTTTCCATATTCACGAAACCTGATTCCAATACATATATTTCTTATTATACAGCTGCCAGTTTCTTGGCATACGGAAATAATTTAAGAGTAGTGCGAACTGTTGGAGCAAATTCGTTTAATGCTGATGCCAATACATCATCTACAATACAAATAAAGAATGAGGATGATTTTCAGTATTCTTATCTTTCTGGAAATAATGCAAACGTCGCAGGTCCATTCGTTGCACGTTATCCTGGTGTACTAGGCAATTCATTAACTGTTGGTGTACTAGATTCATGCCCAACAGCCAATTTTACTGGTTGGCAGGTCAATAGCATTAATGTTTCTTCGTATTTTGCAGGCGCGCCAGGAACTTCAGCACAAGCAAATACGGCTGGCTCAGCTAATGATGAATTGCACGTTATTGTTTTAGATACCAATGGATTGTTTACTGGTGTTAAAAATCAAGTCTTAGAAGTATTCCCTTATTTGTCAAAAGCAAATGACGCAAAAGACACATTAGGTAATTCAAATTATTACAAGAATTATATTTTCAATAATTCAAAATATGTCTATGCAATGGATCCAATAAGTTATGCGGTAACTAATTCAACATGGGGTTTACCATTGTCAAATGGTACTACATTTGCAACTATTGGAACAGGAACCACAGTTCAATTGTCTGGTGGTGCCGATGATATGCCAAGCACGTCTAACTTACAAACATCATATGACTTATATAAAAATGCCGATGAAGTAGATGTTTCATTAATTATCACTGGCGATGCAAATACAACTTTACAAGGATATGTTAGGGATATTGCAGAAAGTAGAAAAGATTGTATCACATTCATTTCTCCACCTTCTTCTAATGTTGTCAATCAAGCAGGAAATGAAACAACTAAATTGGCAACATGGGCATCAGGCATAACAGCATCTACATATGTTGTTGCTGATTGTGGTTGGAAATACATGTTTGACAAATACAACAATGTTTATCGTTGGATTCCATTAAACGGTGACATTGCCGGACTCTGTGTCAATACAGATAGTGTTAGAGATCCATGGTTCTCACCTGCTGGTTTTAATCGTGGCGCACTAAAGAATGTTGTTAAGTTGGCATGGAATCCTACAAAAGCACAAAGAGATACAATTTATGCTTTAGGTATTAATCCAGTTGGAACTTTCCCTGGACAAGGTACAGTACTGTTTGGTGACAAAACTTTTACAACAAAGCCTTCTGCTTTTGACAGAATTAATGTTCGTAGATTGTTTATCGTATTAGAAAAAACTATTGCACAAGCATCTAAATATTCATTATTTGAATTTAATGATGAATTTACTCGCTCTCAATTTGTTGCATTAGTCACACCATTCTTGCGTGATATACAAGGTCGTAGAGGCATTTATGACTTCCGTGTTGTTTGTGATACAACAAATAATACGCCTCAAGTTATAGATTCCAATCAGTTTGTTGGAGACATTTATGTGAAGCCTGCCCGTTCAATTAATTTCATTCAATTGAACTTTGTTGCTGTGAGAACTGGTGTTAACTTTAGTGAGATTGTTGGACAGTTCTAATAAATAAAACAATAAAGGAGATTTAATAATGGCATTCAACGTAGCCGAATTTAGAGCAAATATGATAGGGGACGGTGCTCGTCCCAATCTATTTTCAGTAACACTTTCATTTCCAGTTATTGCAGCAAACGGAGTTGCTTCTGGCCAGAAACTAACATTTATGGCCAGAGCAGCACAATTACCAGGATCATCTATTGGACAAGTTCCAGTTTATTACTTTGGTCGTGAAGTGAAATTTGCAGGTAACAGAACATTTGCTGATTGGACAATACAGATTATCAATGACGAAGATTTCACAATTAGAAATTCTATGGAATCTTGGATGAATGCCATCAATAGTCATAGAGGTAATATTCGTAATACAAACGCAAAATCGCCTGTAACGTATACATCAGATGCAAAGGTCACACAATTTGGAAAAACAGGTGACACATTAAAAGAGTATAACTTTATTGGAATGTTCCCAACAGATATTTCACCAATTGATTTGGATTGGAGTAGCAATGATTCTATTGAAGAATATCAGGTAACATTTGCTTACCAATGGTGGGAATCAGTTCCAACAACCACCTAAATATTTTGTGGTTCTAATTGTGAATAAGGTAATATAATGGCAAATAAATTTAGTCTTTTTGGTTTTACCATAAGCAAAGATGAAGCTGAGCAAAAAAATGCTCAGCCATCTTTCACGCCACCTAATAATGATGACGGTGCATTAACTATAAGTTCCGCAGCGTATTATGGAACATATGTTGACTTAGATGGTACTGCAAAAAATGAAGTAGAATTAATTTCAAGATATCGTGAAATGGCGATGCAACCTGAAATCGAATCAGCAATCGATGATATTGTTAATGAAGCAATATCACAAGATGATGACGGAACAATTATCAAAATTGTTTTAGATAATCTTAAGCAACCAGAAAAAATTAAAAATGCCATCAAAGCAGAATTTCACACACTATTAAAATTGTTAAATTACAACAATATGGCGGCTGATATTTTTAGACGTTATTATATTGATGGTAGATTGTATTATCATATCTTAATAGACCGTGAAAATCCAACGCAAGGCATAAAAGAACTACGTTATATTGATCCAAGAAAACTGCGTAAAGTGAGAGAAATCAAAAAGAGAAAAGATGAACGAACTGGCGCAGAAGTGATGGATACTGTAAATGAGTATTATCTTTTTAATGACAAACTCGTTTCTACATCTTCTTCTAATTTTGGTCCTGTTGGTGTCAGAATCACTACAGATTCTATCATTTCTGTTGTTTCTGGTCTTATGGATTCTCGTCGTTCAGTTGTACTATCATATTTACATAAAGCAATCAAGCCTTTAAATCAGTTGCGTATGATTGAAGATGCAACTGTTATCTATCGTATCTCAAGAGCACCAGAAAGAAGAATTTTTTATATTGACGTTGGCAATTTACCAAAATTAAAAGCAGAACAATATATGCGTGATATTATGGTCAAGTATAAAAATAAACTTGTCTATG